TCTTTCTAATTCCAGTCCCCCAGTATCAATGATGTCCCCTGCCTCAATGGATAATTCAGATGATGCAATTGCACCACCATCTCCTGTAATAAGAAGACCCATAGCAAGACCTAATCTGGATGTATAATGGAAAAACCCTCTGCATCTGACGATAGCTTTAAAGCGTTTATGGAGAAGATTCAGACGCAGAATCAGCGTGGCTTTATAACTCAGCTTTTACAAGTTAAGGCTGAGCGGGAAATTGCTGGCGAAGATAATGATAAGAGGGAAGAGCAATTAAGCGATATTATATCGTCACTTAAAGAAGTAAGACTTGCTGTTACAGGCATTAAACTAGATATAGATTTAACACCGCTGGTTAATATTGGTGAAAATCAAACTAAGTTATTAGAAGAACTAAGTAAGGAAGCCTCTCTTACAAGAAAGCTAACAGAAGGAAGTGTTGAGTATGATAAAGAAGCCGCTCAATATAGAAATACCAGCGGCAGAGATATTGAGAGTAAAGTCTCAGGCAAGACATCTAAGGATGGCGGGTTCTTAGATTTTGAAACTGCTAGAGATACATTATCGGGTCAAGGTAAGAGAGCTAAGGAAGCTAATGCTTTTAGTCTTAAGCCAATAAGCTATACACCGGGTAAAACAGTAGCGGGTGCAGTTGGGGGTAGGGGGAGTAAAGCCACAGGCAATGAAGAAGAAAAACCAGCTAAAGAAAAAGATACCAGGGGGTTTTTTAAGACTTTTAAAGATGAAGTAAAAGCTACACCAGGTAGGATCAGGGATAATTTAATAGGTTATACCCCGGAAGATCGCGATAGAAAGAAAAGGAAAACGGAGGTTGATGGTGCTGAGGTTGAACCAAATGCTACTGAACCAGTTACTAGACCAGTTACCGCTAAACCTCAAATTACCGGTGTTAATCCCGAGTCGGATAATGTTCGAGACTCAGCTGAAATTGCTGCAGATTATGAAAAAGAAGACATAGAACTATCCAAGCAAATGCTGGGGGTTATGAGAGAGCAATTAATATCTCTAAAAACCATTCAAGAAGCTCTAGCACCCAACATACCAGCAGGCCCTAATAAGAGTAGCGGAGCTAAGTCTCCGGGGTCTAAAGAAGCAGCTGGTGAAGTTGTTGGTGGGGGAGGAGGTGACGGGGGAGGCGTAGACCTGCTTGATGCCCTGCCTGGCAAAGGTGCTCTTAAGCGAGCTGGTGGCGCAGTTTTAAAAGGCGCAAAAACAGTTGGAAAAGGAGCACTATCTCTTGGAGGGGGTGTAGCTAAGTTTGCCGGCTCTGGCGCTGGAAAACTTCTCGGAGCTACAGCAGCAGTTGGCATGGGTGCTTATACAGCCTATACGGGGGTGACAGAGGCCGAGGATAGTAAACAAGCCAAGTTAGAAGAAGTCCAAGCTAAAGTAGAGTCGGGTGAACTTAAGCCGGAAGAGGCGGCTGCACAAAGAAAAGAAATTGGTAATTCAGCTACAGTAGAAAAGAGCGGCGCCGTGGGTGAGGGGTCTGGTATGGCCGCTGGAGCAATTGCTGGAGGAATGGCAGGAGCTAAACTTGGAGCCGCAATAGGCTCGATTATCCCTGGAGCTGGTACAGTTGTTGGTGCAGGTATTGGTACCATAGCTGGAGGGGCTCTGGGAGCATTTGCTGGATCTAGCGCAGGTAAATATGTTGGTGAAAAAGTAGGCTCTGGTATTAATGCAGTTAAAGATTTCTTTGGAGGCCCAGGTAGCAAAGCAGAAGCAGCAAAAGCAGCAGCACCAGCAACACCTAAAGCATTGTCGGCTCATCAAATGCTGGCTCAGCGCGATGTTGCAAGAACTAAAGCTAAAGCAGATCAAGTTGCTCCTACAGGAAATGGTTCAGGTACTCTACAAGCCGGGTCAGTAATGGCAGACCCAATCCCAGAAGCTAAACCTACAGAAACAGTAGCTGGGGGACCAGGTAGCAAAGCAGAAGCAGGCAAGACCAAGTACATGGTCAACGGGCAACCAGCAACAAAGGAGGAACACGACGCTGCACAAAAAGATATAGCCAAAATGCAACAGGATATTAAAGAAAATCCTATGTTGGCGTTGCGTGCTGGCCGCCCAGATCTTATACCTGCAAAAGGCGATATGCCGGCCGGTACTGGCAAGGAAGCTACCCCCATTGAAGCGATTATCGGTGACCTACCCGCGTATGGGGATGGAGGTATAGCTAATAAACCTCAAGTAGCGCTGGTGGGTGAAAAAGGTCCAGAAGCAATAATTCCGATGAAAGACGGCGCTGTGCCTGTTGAAACAATCGCGGGCGATAAAAAATCCTCTGAGAACGAATCTCCACTTGGAGATTACTCCATCCCAGACATCCCTAAACTGCCAGCGCTAGACGGTGACCTGGTCCAAGATAGTTTCACTAATCGAAACGGTACAAAAATTTATTCCCTACGTGGTGGTACAAGTGTCGAGGTTAATAAAGACGGTACAAAAACTTATTCCGGAGCATTTGGAACGTTTACCTATGATAAAGCAGGAAAAGCTATAAAATATGCTATTCCTTCTGCGTTCGGAGTAAGTAAGTCAATCGACCTAACTACCAATGAAGTTACTGAAGGTTATGCCTCTGGTCCATTGAGGTTAAGTCAGACAACTGATGCTAAAGGAAAGAAAACGTCAACAAGTGCAGAATATAATTTTGGTGCTGCAAGAGCTAGACGAGAAACTGACGCAGAAGGAAAAAATACCAACACAGCGTTTGTTCCAGTGGAGGCAGAAACTCATGTTGTTCCAATGAACAGTGAAGCTGATAGAGAACAATTCAGTGCAGCCATGCAGACACAAAATCGTGCAGCCTTACCGGGTACTATAATACCGTCAGCGCCAACCAGATCTGGTCAAGAAGTTACAAAAACAACTACCGAGAATACCGACATGGAGCGCGAAGCATCTCGCGGCGAGGGTAATAACAATACGATAGTTTCTAATAACGTTAATAATAATAACACTACTAAATTTGTACCCATGAAGCCCACCGCCAGACCAGAATACACTGGATCGGCACTAGACCGGCACGCCAACCGCATATCAGTTTATTAAAAAAATAGGGCCCTGGGGCCCTATCTTCACTTCCTATCTTTCTTGACAGAAGATTTTTTAGCTGACTTTTTAGCCTTTGTAACGACCCGGCAGCCATCTGCCGCGGTTTGTCCAGCTTTACAGGGCTTAATTACTTTTTTGCAGGTGCAGCAGCGGGAGCAGCAGCAGGTGCAGCTTTAGCATCTTTCTTCTCTTCCACCTTACAAGTCTTATCCTTAACAGGATCACACTTAGCAGCAGGCGCAGCTGCCGCGGCAGGAGCAGCCGCAGGCGCTGCAGGAGTAGCAGCTTGTACAGAGAAAGACAATGAGGTAACCAAAATTGCTAGCAGTTTGTTCATAAAATACCCTTTTAAAAAAATAACATTAAAACGATTAATTCGCTATCATTCCGAGACCTAAGTTACTAAGGTAACGAGTATCTCGGATTAGATAAAAGCTTATCAATCACTATTCGCTAATTTAGCGAAATACGATAAAGAATCATCCTCATCATCCATTACCGCTGCCCTGGGGGCAGGTTTAGCCGGCACCGGACGAGGTGAATCTTCCATTAAGCTAGTATCAGCTGCACGTTGCGGGGCTGTACCGGTATTAGAAAGTACCATGTCCAGCTTAGCTTTTAGTTCATCATAAGACTTAAAGTTCTTAGGATCTAAAAACTCAATCAACGAATACTGCTTACTCCAAATCTTTTCCAACTCATCATCGTTTGCAGATAACGGAGTAGAAGCCTCAAACTCAGACTTATCGTAGTTACGATAGCCCTCCACATCACGAATCTTTAACTTAAAGTTAGCACCTTTCCAGAAGTCGAAAGGATTAACCGGGGTCTCATCTTCATACTGAGGTTGCATTACATCTTTAATTTTATCAAAGATCTTTTTACCAAACTTATAAAGAAAAACTTTACCTTCGTTTTCAGGATGTGCAGGATCCTTTACCACATAGATATTAGAGGTATAACCTAACCTACGTTTTTGCTTACGCGCTACTTCTTTACTAGCTTCTGTGCCAGAGTTCCAAAGCGCAGTATTAACCTCAGATACAGGATCCGGCTTGCTGAGGGTGGTGAGAGAGTTTTCGATATACCACTTACCTGACGGACCTTGAAATCCATGATTCCAGATACGTACCCAGGGAAGGTCTTCACCCTTGACCGGGGGAAGAAAGCGAATAACAGCGTAGCCATTACCCACCTTATCTACTTCTGGTTGCCAGAAGCGGTCATCTTTCTTTGATTCTTGATTCTGCGGGGTGGCAATCTTCTCCACCTCTTTCATCAATCCTGCAAATGTATCACGACCTTTTTTCATTGAATTAAAATCTAATGCCATAGTATTTTCCTTGTATAAACGTTGTATTAAAAGTATTAGCGTTGTTTAGTATAGTTATCATCATAATCATAATCTACACTTACATCACCTTCTTCATTATCTTTGCTTTGATCTTCTAGATCTTGCTCCGATAACATATTATATATGCTTTTTCGATGCTTCGCCACTGGATCGGTACCCCTGTACACTCTGCGCATCTTCTTCTCTTTATTCCAGTCCCGTTCTTTTTTCTCGTAAGCCATATTACATATAAATTATTTTTTGATTAGCCCCAAAAGTTTACTTGTAAGGTTAGCAGCCCATTGGGGTTGCGGGACATGCCAACCAATTAATGCACCTATCAATAACCAAAAAACCGTTTCTAACATATTAGTCTTTCTCCGTACTCTCTACGGCTATGAATGGCCAAGAAGAAAGTTTCTTAGCTATATCTGCCTGATGATGAGCCAGCTTCATCAGATATTGCTGGGTCTGCTTAACATGGTCGGAAAGATAGGTAATACTACTCTGCATAACGCATAAGTTCTCTTCCAACTGCTTAAGTCTTGAACTAGTTAGATCCAATGGATCTTCGGAAAATTGCATCGTATTTTTCTTTTTTAAAACTTAAAAACGGTGAGTATTTTTTAATAATTCTAGAGGTATCGGGCCATATCAGATCATCCTTTAAGTCTACGTCAAGTTTATTTATAAAGTTATATAGCTTATTTAGGATAACTAGAGTTTCAATAGATAAAGAACCCTTAAGGT